TCACTGCATGACGCTGGAAGCGTCATTTTTAACTTCTGCATACGCCATTTTATCCGGCATACAGTTTAGCTGTTGCCGTCCATCTGGAAGCATAACAAGCGCGGTGCAATCGCCAGCGGTGATTACTTTGTAATACGTCGGGTAAAACGGTTCGCCATCGTCTGTGACAAAGGCCATGTTATATCCCGTTGATGTTTTTTCCCATCCGGCAATGTAAATGGTCTTTTTTCGCTCTGTGGCGCTCTCTGCTGCTTTATCTTCGGGTTTTTGCTCTGGTTTAGGGTAGTAGTATTCATAAGGCGCTACGGGCTTGGCAGAGCAGGAGCCAAAAAGCTGTTTGTAGGCTTCATTGCAAGACCAGATACCTTTTTTGGGTTGTTCGGGTTCATAGGTGACGAGGGCGTTTACTGTGAACGCAGCCAGTAAAGCCCCTATTGAAAAAAAGTGGTATTTACCAAAACGGAAGCGCTTGAGGCCATCTTTAAATTCTCTCCATTTAGTTGTATATCGGCCATGCGTATAGAATGGCGGCAAGACTGTGGCAAGCCCTTGTATTTCGTCGTTTGCTGTAAATTGTTGTTCGGTGTCGTAGGCGTTATAGAGGTATGTGCCGCGATACATCCAGCGGTCAACGGTCGGGCTATTTTCGCGGTCGCCATATTTGACAATTCCAAGGTGCAGCTTTGGCGGTTTAATGCCAAGTAAATGCAAAACGGGAATTTTGAAGCGGTCAAAGCGGCGACAATAGACAACGTGTTCAGCGAAAGAATCGCGCGCCTGACTATCCATAACCGCTACGTCCTGAATGATGAAATAAACGTCCCATCTTAATTTTCTGGCGTTGCGGAACCACTCGATAACCTCAGCGCGGCCTTTATCATTCCAGCCCCTTGAGTTAAACCAAGTGCCACATTCATCCAAGACCAAAATGCCGTTTTTATTATCATCCGGCTTATCCGAATCATGACCTGGGGGAAGATTGCGTAAGTCTGCAATGGTGGGCTTGTTGGGTATGCGGTATATCTCGCAATTTTTAGCCCAAAGGTTATTGGTTAAATGCTCAGGGAATAAGTTTACGTTGGTTGCAACTTTGCGGCCTTGAAATAGGTATTGCTGAATGCGGGAAACGGCGACAAGCGATTTACCTGCGCCGAGTTTACCTGTGATTACATAGGCCGGCATGATTAAGCCTTGAAATAGCCAAGGGCTTTTTCGGCCATTTTTGCTTTGAGCTTGGCAACTTCTTTTGTCAGGTTATAGACCATGCCAAGTATATAGATGCTTGCAATAGTAGAAGCGCAGATGGCAAGGGAGGGCGGCATCATTGCAGCTATTGGGGCAAGCATTAACTGAGACATTGGGTGTAAAGAACGAATTGCATTTAAAAGTAAGGCGTTAGCAGTAAGAATTAAGTGGGTGATAGCGGCAGCAAGAGCGATAAAAAGGGCAAGGTAAATTGCCATTGTCTTTAAAGCGCCGGATAAGTAAGAAACCAGAAACCACTGGAGGATCTTACTTGCCAGAGTTCTGATAAAAGCCATTATTGGCAGTACAAGCAGTGCAATCATGTTAAGCGCTCTTTAGTAAGAATTGAGGCGACATAGGTAAAAATAAAAATTGCGGTTAAAAGCCAGATAACTATTTCTAAAACCATAGATATTTTCGGGGCGGCATTGCAAAAGTCTAAGGAACCATGACTGCCAAACGGGATTGGCGAGCAGGAAGAACCCGCAATGTCAAAAACATCAGCCAGTGATTGAGCGCCGGAAAAAATACCTTCAATATGTTCTCTATCAGTTAAAGCATTAAGACCTGAGTTTTCTAAATGGTTGTCGGCTTCGTTCTGAATAGCGTTATAGCCTTCATTTAGTTTTTGGTCGTAGTCTGGTAAGACTGTTTCATTTGCTTCATGAGCGCCATCAGGTGGTAAACCACCTTGCATAAAATCAAGTAATTCATCGAGTGAACCTTTAATGTCATCAAGGCGCGGGTTTATGTCACCGTTTAGCTTTTCAACGGCAGTTTGAACGCCTGAAACCTTGTTACCAACAGAATCAACGGCGTTTTTAATAGCATCCAGTTTTCCGTTATCAGTTCCATTATTGGCAATGACAGCACCAAGGTAGTTAAAACCTTTTGTCATTTGGTCTGTGTTGTTATCTATGCGCTCTGATACATAATCAGTGTGCTTTTTCATATCTGAGCGAAGCAGGTCAAGGCGCTCAGTTATGGGAGTAAAGTCCTGAGTAACGTTAACAGTGTTGCCACCAATTGTGCCAGTTTGCCCGCCAGTGTTGCCGGAGGCTGGGGGAGTGCTGCCGCCAGTAGAGCCGCCACCAGTCGAGCCACCATCCGGCGGTGGTGGGTCGGTTGGGTCGGGGTCTGGTGTTGGGTCAGGGTCAGGCTCAGGCTCAGGGTCAGGCTCAGGGTCTGGCTCGGGTTCATCTGGTGGACTCTCAGCAGTACAAGAGTTTTCTGTGTAAGTGTGGTAACACTCAGTTCCATTTGTTCCGAGACACAAATTGCCCTGTGTGGAGCAAAGCAAAGGCTGCGGATTTGGGCCGCCTGTGGTCATGCCTGCAAGTGATACACAACGGGATGAAAGGCTGTTAAATGGGGTGCTTACATCAGCGCCAGCTATTTGCTTGCAAGTGTCAGTTACCGGGTACTGAAAAGGGCCGGATGTTAAGTAACTAAGGGTAAGTTGAGTGGTTGAACCATTAGATTTTATGCAATCAAGCCTTGTTCCTGTAGAGCTTATTTCGCATGAAACAAAAACAAGTTTTGAGTTAATTATAGAAACAGTTTGTAAAATATATCGCCTTGTTTCATCGCCTGCGGGAATTGTTGAAGGAATATAAAAGTCAGCAGGTTTAAAACTAACACCAGTGCTACTTTGGGCGGTTATAAGATTGTAAATGCGAGTACTATCAGCTAGAGCAGAAAAGCCCCACAGCAAAGCGATTAAAGTGATTACGTACTTTGTCATGGGGCTTTTCCTTGGTCTTAGGTCGACTTATTAGCGAACTTTTTGAACAGCTTCATGCCGATGAAGGCAATAACAACGGATACAACGATTGGCCAAGCAGCGGCAGCCAGTGAGGCGGCTTCTGTACCAATGTCTGTCATTGCGTCAGTTGCAGCAGATGCAAAAGCGCCACCAGATAATAAAGTTGCTGCTACTAACAGCATTGATTTCATTTTTTTCATGGTCTTATCCCACAATTTGATAGGCATAACGCCTGAACAGATAAAAGCTGAAACTTAAAGCCCAGCCACTTACACCAGCCCCAAAGCAGAGGCGGATACATTCTGTGGTTGTCATCATTTGGCAGACGACTCCCACGAATTCATCCCAAGGAAAAAACAGATACAGGCAATTGCGGCAGCAATTACGTTAACGCCAGTTTCAATAGCTGAAATCAGAGCAGTTATCTGTGTCGGGTCAATTGATACGGTTTCCATGTTTCCCCCCATCTTTTCGCCGCCCCAAACCCCCAAAAGGGGGCAAGGGGCTTAGCGAAAAGGATTGTTTAAAATATGTCTTTAACTTCTTGTGAAAGGTAACGGGTAACACCGACTGACTTAGCGCCTTGCCAGAGGCGTTCCCAGAAAGGCAGGCTAATTTGCGTACCTTCTAAAGCAGCAAGTTTTGCCGGAATACCTTGTTTAATCAGTTGGTCAGAAATAACCAATTCAATGATTGTTTCTTCTGTGCCGTAGTTGCCTTGGCGCTCTGTCGAAATGCCGCAGTAAAGGGTTTCCTTAACAGCGCCGTTTTGGTCTGGCTTGCTTCTTTGGATGCGAACGCCTTTATAAACGCCGTTAGCCGTTAAACCTTGGAAGGTTGGTAAAGTAATGAGTGATGACATTTTGTGGTTTCCTTATGAAACGAGGCGCAAAAGCGCAGGTTGTTGCTGGTATTGTTCGCGCAGGGATAACGGCTCGACAAAATCAGCGGGTAATTGTTTAGCGAAATCGACATTGATAAAGCGGATTAACGGAACGACGTTTGAGACTTCGCCTGTAAAATTCATTAACTGAGCAAGCGATAAACCAGCGGCTTGAAATTCTTTTAAGCGTCGCCCCCAGGTTGCCCGGTCATGGGTGCGCTTTGTGTGTTCATAGCCTTTTGTGGTGATGGTATTAAACAGGTCAAAAAGTTTATTGGCCTTGGTGTAAGAGTGAGAGCCATCTTTTTTGATTCTAAAATGGGCGAGCTTTAACGCCTCAAATACTTCTGTATGGTTATGCGCGTTCATAGTGGCACCTTCAAAGGCTTGCAATATTGGCTTGAACGAAGAAAGCCAAAGGCTTTGGATTATTTCGGGGTTTTCGGCTTGGTAGCTGGGGTCGCGTAATTCGGCAAAGCTGGTTGAATAGCCGAGGCTATTTATCTTGCAGGCAAAAACACGAGCCTCTAAACGGATCGCGCCATAGGCGTATTCACGTACAGATTCAGAGGTGATTTGCTGTAACTGGTATCTTAAGTGGTTTAATTTTGTAGCCGCATATTTGCGGGTTAAAACCGAAATTTGTTTATTTAATTCATCTTCTTTCAGATAAATCTTTTCTTGTGAGTGGCGCGAGCCTTTATTGAAATAGCGCGTTGTTTTGAACTTCGGATCACAATACGGCTTTTTCTGGCCTACTTTGATAGACGTTAAAGAGTCCAGCACAGTTAAAGCCAATTCTCTGCTTTCAACGTGGGCAGTGTAGGTCACATCAAGATAATCAACGGTTGCATAAGCCCAATCTAAATATTCAATCGGGGCTAAACCAGAGAAGCAAAAAGCCTGCTCAATACACTGAATACACAGAGATAAATTGTCGGAGCCATAGACGTTATGACCCTGTAACAGCTTGGCAGGATTACCAACGATTTTGATGTACGGGTAACATTTAAAATCTGTGCCGTTGACGAATTTAAACGCCAGTGATGCAAAACTTGATGGGATAGATTCAAATTTATGGCGCAGGCGTGAAACCACCGGAACGCCGTTTTCGTAATCTATCTGGCCTTCCATGGAAAGCCCGAACTTTTCAGCAATGAATTTGTCATCCAAAAAGGCATTGTCACCGACTTGGTGAACGTATTCAGGCATGAAAGGAACGGAGATTGCGACCATATCAATCATAGATTGGCTCTCGAAAAGAAACGGCTTTAAAAGTTGCCATTGCAAAATCGAATGCAATTTCTAGCGTCGCAATATCAGGATGATGATAAACAGTGTCAAAATCGGGCGTTGTGATAACGTAATTGCCAATTTGCTGAGGCGAAACACTAGGGAAGTGCTGACAGAAAGCGGCCTTATAAAGTGGGGTTGATACATCGAGAATATGACAACAAGGTGATTCTAAAAGTGAATCTAAACCAGATATTGTTTTTGTGTAGCCTGAATAGCAATTCATTGTGCCAACTCCAAGTTACAGAGCCAGTCACCAACGGCAGGAGAAAAAACAGACGGATTGAAACAACCCGTCGAAAGGTCGAGGCACGTTTTACCGCAGAGAACACAGGAAGATGACTGCGACAGCTTTTGCACTTGTGGGCTGCGGCCAGAGTGCAAATCGGGCGCTGTCACAGTCAAATCAGAAAATTCAAAGGGAATGGCGTTGTCATCGAGCAAACGCATTGTCCATAAATCAGACTTTAAAGCCTGATGGTCGAGGTTGAACGGGTGTAACACAATGTCGCACTGAGGCGTTAAAGCGCGCACTGTTGCAGTGACTTCAATTTCAACAAAACGCCTGTGGTTATAACGCTTTACGACTTTAACAGAGCTAATCAGCTTGGCTCTGTGTAATTGAATGATTTCTTGTATGGTCATGGTTGCAGCCCTTGATATACTCGATTAACAAATAAACAGCTAAGTTTTCATCTGTGAAAACTATTTAGGCAGAATTTAGTTTTCATTTGTGAAAACGTCAAGAGGTTTTTTTATGAGCTACAGCGCAACACTGATTGAGACACTGAAACAAACGAAGGGATTTGCAAAGGACGCTGAAGTTGTAGCGGTATTGCCAAAAATGACGAAAGGAAATTTATCATCGGTAAAATCAGGACAAAGACACCTGACAGAAGAACAGGCGCTGTGGATAGCTCAGCAGTGTCAGCTCGACGCCGGACTAGTCCTTGTCGAGCTTGCTGCTGAGTGCGCCAAAACTGAAACCGCACAAACGGTATGGCACAACCTAGCAAAAAAGCTGAAGGCGACAACTAAAGCCGTTGTTGTCGCACTGATTTTGCTCATAACGCACACTTCAGGGCACTATCCGCCCCAACGCATCAAAAATATCCCATAATGTATATTATGTTAAATGTAATTATGCTATTTCTATACCGTACCGCTCCACCTTAGTCTGACATAAATCAAACTGTTCCCCAAACAGAAATTCTATTATTTTACCCCTTACGTTTAATTTTTGCGGTTTGATGCTGATTTTAAACAGTTTTCTCGAAGCGCGGAAAATTCGTTTTTAATAACCAAATGGAATTTATAAAGTTATGGCAATGCAAATAAAATCTAAAGAAGATAGCGATTTATTATTCAAAACTGGCTTTTGCAAGACCGTGATCACCAAAACTTCCATTAGGACTGTGCCCGACTTAGCCAAAATAGCAGCGTTTTTTGTGGTGACTGAGCACACAGTTCGACGCTGGTTACGTGATGGCCTGCCACCAAAAGTTATTCATCAGCTTAGCATGCTCAGTAACGGCCATCTGTTGCCACCCCCATGGCAACGCGCCCGGTTAACCATTTGTGCTGAAGGCATCATTTTACAAAATGGCCGCATTCTTGACCTGGCCTGCATTCAGTTCTGGCCTTTTATTGCGCCTTACATTGACTGGGGCCGCGTGCCGGATTTGGTCAGGCAGCGGATAAATTAGCAAACCGCCTGCGCTGACCTTGGCTAAAACACCCGTTTTTTATTTCATTTTTAAAATGGGTTATCTCATTGTTTTATATGCCGTTTTTAAATTCTGCTTTTACCGGCCTTGTGAAAAAAAAGCCACGAAATCCACGGAAAACATAATGGATTGAATGGCTTAGCTTTTGCTGACCCCTACCTAAACGCCCTGCAAAACTGAAAAACACTGAAAAAAATCTCGATCTTTTCAGATCCTCGATCCTTGCAAACCTTTAGGAATGGCGCGTTCCAGAGATATGAAATGTAGCGCCAAAAAACTGAAAAAAAAGCCCAAAACATAGCGCGCAGGAGGGCGTGGAAGAGTCCGGTTTCCGTGACGCATAGTTTGCGTGGTCGTTTTTTCCGTGATCCAGCCTGTTTGCGTTGTTGTCGTGCATAGAATGGCCGTAGCGGGGCTATCAGCACCCTACTTTGGCCGGATTTCATTTTTTTGGATTGGTGCTGGCGTGGTGTCGTACAGAGAGCGTTTTATTTTGATGGCGTACAGCCACCAGTTTGGTGGCTGTCTTGAGTGCTTGGACTTACATTTGTTTAGTTAGGTTGTCGAAGTTCTGGCCTGTGATCACCAGCCTTGCTTTGTTTATCTCCGCGAATTCATCTGTTTGATTTTTTGCAACTCGTTTTGAGTTAATTAGATTTGCAGATATAAGTGCTTCTGCTTTTTTATTTTGGTTATCCAACGATAGTATTTCAAAAATAATACTTGTTTTGTGGTTGGCAGAACTCACATACAAGCTTTCACCAGAATTGCAACTAATTGATATTTCTTCATATCTTTCGCTTTGCTCTGATATTATTTTGTATCCTTGGCTCACCGACGCTCTTTGAACTGTTAGATCGCACCACTTAGCGTCTGATTCCCCGAACGCTATTGACACTGCTGGCTTCCCTCCCAGAGTTTGCTCAAAATCACTTACCCTTATTACTTCAGATTTCTGAAACAATTGAGCTGAATCTTCATTTACTGCTGCACCTTTTGGCACAACAACTGTTTCACCTTTCTCTGAAAAAACACCTACAACAAATAAAAATGACAGTACAACACCTGCTCCAATTACTTTTTTATTCACTTTTTTCTCCTTTTTAAATGAGTCTTTACGCTAGCCGCTTTCCCTTTTTAGTTCAAGTTTAGGTACAGATGTTTGCTTTTGTATGGCGAATTCTAAAACCTTGGTTTGGTGGCGCTGAAAGTAATGTCGCCGTTGAGCGGGTAAAAGGTTCTGTCTGCCAAGTCTTTGGCCACGCACTGGTGGTTGTAGTTGCCTGACAGCTCCGCCGTGTCGGTGTCGGTGAGCTGAATTTCTATTTTACCGGCGTTAAAGGCGATACCACTGCCTAACTCTTTTGTGATCAGTACCTGGCCGGTGCGGCCGTAAAGCTCATATTTTGCGGCGTTGATGCCTGCAACCTGCTCGTTGTCTATCTGGTGGTCAATCACCAACAATGCACTGGCGCCCTGCTTAAAGTTAATTTCCTGCATATAAACCCCGCCGCTTTGTGTGGTTAGTTCAATTCTGTGGTTGCTGCGGCTTTGAATGTGGTAGCTGTGCCGCGTTGATGTTTGGTAATGCTTTTTGGATATGGACCGCGTTTTTATTTGCTGGGTATAAGCAGCTATTTGCAAAACGGTATTTACCCAGCTGCTGCTGGCCGCGAACGTGGTTGCCGCTGATGCCTTGCCGCCAGTTTGGCGGTGCTGTTTGTTGGTTTTGGTTGCTGTGGCTTGTGCACTAAATGCCTGCGCTTCGCTGCCCGATGTTTGCCGGTTTTGCACATTGCCAAGGTTTACCGTATTTACCCAGCTGGTACTGGCAATAAATCCTGCAACTGATAGCAACTGACCTGTGCTTTGCTTGTGCTGGTTGTTGCTGGCCGTGGTTTGTGCGGCGCCAACGGCTATTTGTTCGCCGATACCGGTTGTTTGCTTTTGCTGGCTGTTGTGTGGCAATGCCGTGGCTGCTGCCGAAAAAGTTTGGGCTGCACCGCCTGCGGTTTGCTGATTCTGGCTGTTAACCGGATCCGATGTAGCTGCGGCACTAAATACCTGGGCAGCACCGGTGCCGGTGTTTTGTTGCTGGCTGTTGATTGGTGATGTTGAGGCTACTGCACTGCAAATATTTAATAGACTTGCGCTGCTACTTTTGTTCTGAACTGCGCTGACAGATGTGTTATCAGCAATAAACGATGAATAAGGAACCAGCGCAAATGGTTGCAGGCCATACATGATCAGCCACCAAACTTAATATCGAACAGCTCAGCCAGTCGCTGATAATCTCCAGCATCAGGCAAAGCCTGCACCAATTGCCTTGCCTTATGTCGCAGCCCGACAAAATGCGCGCTTGCGGCCGTAAATGCATCGGCTTCACGAATTACGCGCTGCGCCAGCTCTGGAACTGTTAGGCCGCGAGTAGCCGCGATAGTGGACAGCATCGGTGTTGGCGCATCAGGGTTTGCTACTAAAGCTCTGGCCTCTGCCTCCTGCTTGCTCCATGTTTGGATCTCATGCTGTGGCCAGCCTGCGGTGAGGCTGGAAACGGCAGACTCAAAATCGGCGTCTATCTCTGCGAACTTAGCCGCTTTCTCTGTGAGCCAAGGGTTGTATTCAGCTATCAGCTGGTTAATTTGGTCGTCTGGTACGTTAGCTATCCAAGCGCCGTCAACATTTCGCAATTCAATACCTTGCGCTGCCAGCATTTGGTGCAAGCCATAGCCTTTTTCTATGTACTGGATCATAAAAATGCTCCTGTAAATAAAATTCTTGGGGCGGCGTTGTTGGCGTTTGAATCCGCATTAGTGAAGTTAACGCTTGACGGCAGAGCATCAACCGCAGTTGTAAGTCCCGTTTTATAAAACCCCTGAACAGGTATTGCTTGGTTGCTGGACAGCCCCGCAAAAGCGAAATCAAAACCGACGTTCTGTCCACGAATGGATGGGGTTCCGTTACAAACAAAAGCTGTGAAATATAACCCTGCCCCCAACTTCAAGCTTGCAGTTAACTGCTTTTCCCCTGTTGTTGATGTGTCTATCTCGCCAAAATCCTGCATAAGCGTAGCTGTGTGAGTAGTGTCCACCTGAGTGATCTGGTATATGCCAAGGCGCGCCTTGCTTGATGCCGCGGCGGTGTTCACGTTCAACAACACTGATTCTGTCAAAAACGGGCGCTTTGACAAAAACGGGATTAAAACAAGCCTGTTGGCAACGGTTGTATGGGCAACGCCATTATTAAAAAAGAACCCACTTCCGGCATAACCACCGCCAGTTCTCAGCTTAGGCAGAATATCCGTACCCGCATCAGTCGGCACCATCACCAGCTTTTCACCAGCTGGAAAATCAATTAGAGCCGTTGTGGCCAGACTGTTATCAACAACAGTTTCACGCACCAACACGGCAGCGCCGGACAAATAACCTACGCCCTTTTCCCAGTTTCCAAGTTTATCTTGGATCAGGTACGGAAAGCGGTGATTTAGGCCATAGAAACTATTAAACGTCCTGTTGCCAGTTATGAAGCTATCCGGCACATACCATGCACCGGCCAATGCAAAATTACCGGTTCCGGTGCTGGTACTTGTTTCTGCGATTTTGTTAGCACTCATGAAGCTACCTTAACCTGTTTGTTTTACGGATTATCCCGGATCAGTTTTGTGGTGGCTGCATTCACGGTAAAGCTGCGCTCTGTGGCAACACCAGTGAAGTTAAACGGCTCGTCCGGGATGATGTAACCCAGATAAGTGTTGTTTTCCCAAAGCCCGATAAACTGCGCGTTTTGATTGATGGACAGATGCAGCGGAAATACAACATCGGCGTTTAGTGCAGATTCTGCTGCTGTGCCGTTTGCTTCTGGTGCATTAAATACGCAGTTTTGTCTGGCGTAAGGTGCATCTGCTAATTCGCCGGCTGCCGGATTTGCGCCGGAGCCTGGGTTCGTTGCATGCAGCGACATTTTGTTTGCTGCGTTAATTGCTTTGCTGTTGCCTGCAAAATTAAACATGGTGGCGCCCTCTTGGTATTTGTCTGATGGTTATGTGGCTACTATTGGCTCAAGCGTGCTGTGCAGGTTGTCTGCATCTGTTTTGCGGCTTGTCATATCTGCTGTTATGTCCGGCGGGTTCGACATGGTTGAACCTACTAAGTGTTTGTGTTTGGCGCAGTGGTCGGCCAGCTGCGCTACGCATTGCATCAGCTGGTCCAGCAAGTGGTAAATGTTTACGCTGTCGGTTCCTGCCCAGTGCGTGGCTGCTTCAAACCGTTGTAACTCAGTGGCCACTGAGTGGCGTAATTTACCGATGGTTTCGGTTAACTCTCCTGCTGTTGCCGTGCGCATGTTCCCCAGTGCGGCCAGCGTTAAATCGTCACCGGCCAGCACGTCTACTGCGCCCAGCGCTTCAATTACTTTTTTTCCTGCAACTTCTTCTACCCAGTGCTGGTTTACTTTGGTATGCACAGAACCTGCGTTTATTTCATATAAATCGGCTTCGGTTATTTTGTGGTAAGCGCTTTGCTGTTGGGTTTGGTCGGTGACGCTTGTTTGGTTACCTGCGGTGTCGGTTCGCTGGTAAACCTCTGCACGTTGTTGTTGCAGTTGTTCGCCTGGCTCAATGGCCGGTAGCGGAAAACCGGTGCCCAAAATGGTGCGGATAAATGGTTTGTCTGCACGGCCATAAGCAAAACCAATTTCTACAATTGCCCCTTCCAACGGGTATTGCAGCAAGCCCTGCTCTGCACCTGCGAACATCACCGGCAATGGGATGGCTTTATACACCGGTACTGCGGTGTCTGGCTGGCCGTCTTCGTCCAGCAACTGCACGTCTACGGCGTAGCGTGGCCGGAACGGGTTGTTGATGTCTCCTGCTGCAGCACTGTCAGATATGGCTACCACACAGGCAAAGCGCGGCAAGTGGTACCCGCCTGCCAGCTCCGGAAAGGCGGTTTTTACCTGGCGTTCCAGCTGGTTGTTGTCGGCTTTATTGGTTAACCACGAAATGGTCATGGTGTCGCCTGCAAGCTCCACCTGATTAATACGGTTGTTGTTTACCATTGCACCCGGGCGCATGGCCGGCATGGCCAGTAACTTCCAGTTGTTGTTGTTTTGCTCCTGGCTCAGCTCTTTGGGTATTTCTACCGGCCTTGTGGCCCAGCGGCATTGCTGGTAGCCGCCAACATAAATCTGGCCGTCTTGCTGCTGATACCAAACGCCGTCTGGCACGGCGAATGCTCTGAATAAATTATTCAGCAGCTGATAGCCAGTGCCTTGTGATGTGAAATTGGCAATTGGGGTGTCTGTATAAGTGGCAGCTTCAGGAATAACAAAACTTAAGCCGGTGTCTTTTGCCAGTTGGGTCACTACCTGGCGCATCGTTGCGTGGCGGATTGAGACCGGGTAACGCTCGGCCAGTATGCCTGATAGTTCGCGCACCATAATTTTGTTGGTGCCGTTGCCTGCAGGCGTTACTTTGCAGATATAGCCAGTAAACCAGCGCACCAGCAGGTTGTTATAGCCAATATCAAAGCTTACCAACTGGCCTTTGGTGACATTGCCTTTTACGGTAACAATGCCGCGGCCACCGGCAGATAGTTCCAGCACCAGGTGGTGAGAAACTAACTCGGCTATCTGGCTGCCAATGGTTAAGCGTTTGGTTAACTTCATGCCTGTTCCTGTGTCGGTGCGCCAATGGCGTTGTCGATGTTTTTCAGGAATTTTTCAATCGACGACATTTCAACCTGTGGCGGTGCTTCTTCGCTAAGGGCTGCTGTTGGGATCACGCTGGCTGTTTGGTCGCTGGTTTGTGCTGTACTTGCGGCGGCCTGTGGCTGGCGCTGCTCTGTTACTTCCGGAATGCTTAAGTGCTCGCGCAGCTGAAAACTCACCTGCCATGCCATTAGTGTTTGGTGCTCTGGCGCCGACACTGTGCCGTGAAACTTTACCTGCCGGATTTTTACGGTACGGCCAATGGTTGCACCCAGGCGGCGCACTACTCTGTTGCCGCTGCCGTCTTTGGCGCTTGCCAGTTCAAACAACCTTGCCAGCTGGGGGCTGTCGGTAAATGGAATAAGGCCGCTAATGCGCAGTTCTTTCGCTTTGTCGCCCTGTTCGCTGCTGCCGGTGGCAGATGTTTGGCCGGACATATCCTGATCGGCAAGCTGCATGCTCAGCTCCATTTTGCAGCTTTTGAGGTTTATCAATTCACCGTCTAAGGCAATTTGGCTCATGTCAGTAATTCCTGAAAGAACGTCAGCGGCTGCTGGCTGCTGATTACCATGGCAACGCTCACCGGCTGTTTTACCGGCGGCGCGGTGTTTTGTAATTCTGTGGCCAATGCTGCAGCGCTGCCGGTATAGGCAAAACGCCAGATACTGCCGCTGACATTGGCCAGTGCAGTTAAATCTGTCTGTAGCTGTGTAATTAAAGCGCTGCGCTTGTTGGCCAGTGCAGTGAGTTTTGCCAGTGGCGTTGCGGCGTCGCTGCTCAGGCTTTCAAGCTGGGCTATTTGGGTGCCCAGTAAACCTGCCGCGTTTCGCAGTGGCTGTAAATTCATGGCGCTTTTTTGTGTCCAGCGTGGTGTTATTGCCGGTTTGTTTTGCTGCATTTTGTCGCTTGGCAAACTGGCTGTTTTTTGCAGCTGGCGTAAATAGCCCAGCAAGGCCGGTACGGCCAATAAGTTGCAAATGGGTGTGAGCTGGCTTAACAGCTGCGCCGGTGATGCGGCACTTAGCAGCAACACCAAGGCGTGGTTCTGGTTGGCCGGTGTGTGCCTGTCGGCGTTGTCGGCAAGTTTCGCGGCCAAGGCGTTAATGGCTTGCTGGGTTGATAAAAAACCATCGTCGCCCAACCCATAAACGGCAGGCGTTACGGTGAGCGTTTTTGCCTGTACCAGCAGGTTGTTTAGTTCGGTGCGCAGGTTTAACAGCGCTTCTGCTTCAGTGCTTAAGTCGTGCCGGTTGATGGTTACTTTTGCTTCTGTTGCGGCAACTCTGCTGATGGCGCCATCCATCACACCGCCAACTTGGTTTAGTACCTCGTCGGCGCTGTCCTGTATGGCCTGTGCGCTCTCTGGCCAACTGGCGTTTACGTTTAACCATGGCATCAGGCAACGTACCTTTGCAGATCGTTAAACAGCCCGTTGGGATGGTTCGATTTTGGCAGACGGAAAATTTCTGTAACGGCTTCGCTGCAGTATTTCTTTTTCGGGTGCTGTTTTAAAAACTTAACCCGGTAACGCATTGCACCGGTGTAGTCGTATTTAGCGCCGCTGTGCTGCCAGAACCATTGCCATGCGTCTTCTACAGTGACGCCCATATTGACGGTAATCACGACCCAGTCAGCGGTGCCGATGTTGATCAGCTTCACCCGCACACCACCGTCCATCATGCTGGATGATGCACACAGAGCCCAACCATTCGGGTAACGCTCCAACACTAATTCAACGTGCGAAAACGGCCCACCTGTCAGGTCGGCAATGACGCGGTTGGTTAGTCTTTTACGGCCTTTGTAAAATGCTACCTGCATGGTGAACCCCAGTAATTTTATTGTGTTTTAGGCAAGGAATGTAATGTCAGCAGCAGCCAGCTTGAATGGCGCACCAATGCGCTGCAGCGCTTCGTTGTTGCGCTCAATCAGAATTTTCCAGTCACCGGAGCTTTCAATTTTTCCGGTTGCCGTTATCACTCCGTTCTGCAGTGTTACGTTCAGATAAATTTCATCTATCGTAGCTTGGCCGTTTGCATGCCTTACCAATGGCATTTTCAGCGCCACTGGTACGTTAATGCTGGTCACGGTATTACCCTCGCTGTCGGTGATATTTCCTTGCAGCTGCACCATGTCACCAGGCTGACAGTAGTGGTTGCCTGCAAAAAACTGCACTGGCTGACCATTCGCCGTGATCTGCTGATTGCTGATGGTGTATGCTGGTCTGTTATCTACCGGAACTTCGTTGAATGTCGCACCATCAGGAATTTCTATGCTGTGTGTGTCTGTTTGAAATACTGTTTGCATGCTTATTCCTTATTCGATTGCGAAGGCGCGGGCTTTGAATAAAGTTGCGTCTGCTGCACTTCTGGTAATTTTTATCGTCAATGACGACTCACAAATAATTGGCGATGAAGCAGGCGCGGCCAAATTGGCATTTGTTCCACCTGTGCCAATTAAATCAATCATGTTGGTAGCCGTAAGCGCTCCGTTATATTTGGTTTCACCATCAACAACCATTTCCATACTAAAAGTACCGGTAGAGCTTGCTGACCAAAGTGCAGCAAAATCCACCGCCCACTTACCGGTCAGCGAAAGTACTGTTTGACCAGCACCCGACAGGTTCAAGCCAGTCAACTGGATCCCGCCAAGCCCAAGCTGGGCTACATAGGTTTGAGTTCCTCGAAGCTTAATGCCGCTACTATCTGTTTTACTTAAGTCCATGGTTAAAAGCCCCCGGCATATCGCAGCTGGTTGGCTGCCACGCATTCAAAAATTAAAGTTCCTGTTTTACCAGCAGGTAACCAGTGGTTTAACTCGCTTACCCCGTTTGGCAAAACAATATTTACAGTGCCAACAATGTCTATCCGGCCTGCTTTTGCCAGCTTTTGCACTTCAATAACGTCACCTGTTATCAGGTTTGCTGCGTCTAAAGTGACTGTTTTGGATTGGCCCTGATCAAACACTATGATTTCGCGCTGGGCAGCGCCTAAGGCGGTGTAACCATCAGGGTTGTGAACAAGTTTGTGTTTGACCCGATCTTTTAAGGTGTTTAGCTCTGCAGAAAGCGCTGCAATTTCAGCGCTAAAATCGTACATCCAGCTTTCGGCCGGTACGACTATTGGCGTCGCGTTTGCTATGCCAAGGTGTTCTATCACCATGTTGCGCACGATCACGTTGCCAACTGTTGCGCCGGCGGTTTTCACTTTTTGGGTCAGTGGCACATAAGCGAACATCACCAGCTTGTCGCCTTCTACCGGATGGGTATAAACCAGGCCAATCCAGTTAAAACTAAAATCGCCTATTTCCGTGGTCAGCATCTTGGCGTAAGTAACGCGGTTGTCATCAATAATGCCCTTCGCCGTTGGTGCTGTTTCAAGCACAACGTGGGCAGGTGATGGCAGTGGTTCATTGGCCGGTTCTGGGTCTGTGTGAACCAATCCGGGTATATTGGCAAAAACAAACTTGGTAATTTCCAGCTCTGGGCCTGCGCCTACAGCGTTGGCAACCATAATTTCGCCGGTAGTGGTTAAACGCGCCATTAACTGGACCTCGCGGTTAGTGTCTGATAATCAGCATTTACTTCGCTGCCTGCCAAAATGGCAGCAGCTGCTTTGTTTGATACATATTCATAACGCCGGCAGGTGCGGCCATAGTCCTGAATGATGGTTGCCATCAGTGCAGCGCTGGATACAGTGGTGTCGTCAATTTCAATCGAAATTACGTCCCAGTCTTTGTCTGGCTGGCGTTCGGCAATGCTCAGCACCGGCACACCAAGCCGGTTAAAAATATTGATAAACCCCTGAGTGCTGCCGGCGTCTTTGGCGTTTACAAAGGCAAAGGCCACGCGCTTGCGAAATAGCCATAAAGGTTCATCACGAAAACGGGTAATGCGCCGCTCCCAAGCCAGCAAATGCAGCAGCTCAACAGAACAGGTCAGCGGATCGCTTTGAGTGAGCGGCCATAACATCCACCCCTTCACCCTTTGCCAAAAGCTCTGCATGCCGTTTTTAAGCATGGCTGGCTCTTGTGGCTCCGGGCTCTCGGTTAATGTGTTGCCGTCCATCCAGAACGGCAGATTAAGTGCCGGTAACTTCGGGCTTTCGTCGTTGTGGTTTATGCTCACTGCGCCACCCCGTTATTGGTGATGGTTAAGCTGTTAATGCGTGGCAGTACCAGGGCACTTTCGATATCAGGCGTTGCAAAGCGGATGCTTTTTAAACCCGGCAATGCACTGTGCAGCTCCTTAATTAACTGAGAAAATGCAAACACGCTTTGTGGCAAGGTGCGGGTGATTTCCTGATATAAATCTGACTCCCGAAAAGCAGCCCTTACCCGCGCTTCAATACCAGCTTCAAGCGCGGCAATTTCTTCCACACTCAGGTTTTCGCGGTGCCAGAACTCCATTTCTATATCAGCTGGCGCTGCAGGTATGGCGATAGCCAACAAATCGTCACCATGGCCGTGGTAACCCTGATTGGTGATGTAGTCGTTAATGCTGTCTATCAGGCTTGATGGTGTTTCGCCTACCGGCATCATGACAAAACAGTTCGCTGTGCCTGGCCCACGCGGTGCGTTGTGCTCAAAAAACAGCAAGTCACTTTGAATACCTGCAAAACTGGCAATGGCCGCCCTGTACACTGAGTCAATGTGATAATTGCCCACGCTGGCAAACTGGTCACGAATTCGCAGCGCTAACGCTTCGTCCTGCTCTTCGTCAGCACCAGATCGCGTTATCCAGTCGGCGGCGTTGGTTACTGAGTCAATGCCGGGCACTACGTCCTGCATCACGTTAAAAAAACCAGCTGGCAGGTTGTACCCTGCACCCGCCTCTAACGCTTCACACAATACTGGCGCACTTAAAGTGCCTGCCGGTATCAGGGTGTTATTCAGCACTTTAACTTTGTATACAGCGCCTAATGTGCTATCGGTCTGGATGATGGTGCCGGCTTCAACCACGACGGGCGCGTTAATATCCAGCTTGGTAAATATGATATTGCCCTGGGTTTTTACTGCAGCTTTGCGGCTCAGGCCTACGTCCCACGCTTTAAGCTCTAAATACTTTTTGGTGGCCGTTGCGGCAAACATGGCTGGCAGCACATGGTTTGCCAATAGCGTTTTTATCAGCCACAAAACCGGCGTAACCACACAAGCAGAAAACAGCCGCCAAAATGGGCTCATGGCGCTGTTGTTGGAAATAATCGAGTTGGCTGCGGTTACATCAGCTTCTAACAGTTCAACCACGCTTTCTTTGCTGGTTGGCATGCCCTGTTCTGATAGCAGCTTTTCAAAATTAACTGTTGGCCGCATTTAACTGTACCTCTGCTGTGATGTTGCCAAATTCGTAAGTGGTGGCTGTGATCAGGATTTGCTGCTCATTTCTGGCATCAATCTCAATGGTGCCTGGCTTTAAGCGGGTATCTGTTTCTATCAACAGTTCCATTTCGGTATACACGTCATTGCGAAGTGCCGGGCTGCGCTGTGCCAGTAGCTTGGTGACCAGGCCGGATTCCAGCAGCATGTGCTTTACGTCCTGCGCTATGCTGGCGCGGGTGTTAATCAGCTCTGGCTGTGGCAGTGCATCCAGTGCCAAAGCGCCTTGGTCTATAAATAAATCGCTGTATTTTTGCAGTGTCATGCGGTGCGTAACTCCTGCTGATCGGCAAGCTCTGACAGGCTCCAGTTTTTCGGCGGGTTCTGTACTATCACGTCGCCAAAGCTGATTGTTTTGCCGGTGTTCACTGACTGCGTTGCTTTTCTGTTGGCCTGTGCCGAAGCTGCCGCTTGCTGGTTAAATTTGGGTGTAATGGTGCTGGCCAGTGTGGTGTTAGCGACTGGCTGTATTTCAAATGGCTTCTGCACCATTGCAGGGCCAAAACCGGCTACATCATTTGCAGCCTGGCGCTGCATCCACGCTGGCACAGCCTGCTGGTGTGGCAGGTTCGCGGTTAACTTGGTGGCAGCCATTACCGGTTCAACCTCAATGTTGATACCAGGCAGATTGTTTAACTTGCCAACGACCCAGCCCCACATTTCTGCAAAACTGGTTTTAATCCCTTCCCACAGCTGGCCCATAAATTCGCCAATACCGCTGGCCGCAGATAGCAGGTTATTGATCCATTCAACATTGCTTACATACGAAACTAACGACTGCCAACCGTTGGAGATAAAACTAAACATGCCGGAAAACACGTTAAAAATTGCGCCGGCCAACCATGTAAGCAGATTGGCAACGCCGCCGATGGCATAGGTGATCACCCCAAAAGCTACACCGGCAACCACGCCTACCACTTTTAAAGAAAACACCAGTACATTCAGCAGGAAGGATGCAAGCGGCTGCAGTGCTTGCCATACCTTTTGCACAATACTGATAAAGCCAGAAAATACCGCCACGGCGATACTGCCCAGCATTTTTAGCAGGTCTGCAATGGCGTCAACTGCAAAAAGAATTGGCTCGCCCCATGCGGTGCCTTTGAGCATGTTTCTCAGGTCGTCAAAGAAGTAGATCGCAACGCCAATAACCGCGATAAGTGCAGCAACACCGGCAACGATTAAACCGACCGGGTTGGCGTACATGGCGATATTTACCGCAAGCAACCAGGCGCGCATTTTTCCAAGGCCAGCATTAACTAACCAAATAGCGCCATTCCAAACCGTTGCGGCACCTGCCCAGGTGGTCATTGCCATTTTTCCGGCGCCCATCATGATGTTAAACAGGCCACCTGCGGCAACGGCCAGCATCAGGCCTATGCCGAAGTAACCCAGCCAGCGGGTAATGTTGGGGAACATTTGCGTAAACCACATGATTGATGTGCCCATATCGGCCAGTTTGCTGACAAATTCGTTGAAGGCCGGCAATACGGCCGTGCCAAATGCGGCCCTGATCACAAACCAGCTTTGTGAAAGCCGTTCACTTTGGTCAGTCATGGCTGCAGCCATTTTTTCGGCTTGCTCCATGCCGTTCACTTTGCCCAGCTGGTTGATTGAACCCGCTAAGCCGTCAACATCATTGAGCAGCAACTTCACCAGTGATACAGCCTCTTGTGAACCAAAGGCAGTTGCCAGTTGATCGCCTTCAGCAACGCTGATGGTGTCACCGTACTTACCTTTAATTTTGTTAAGGATGTCTATCATTGGCAGCATGTTGCCGTTAGCGTCGGCAAACTGCAGGTTCAGCGATTTTTGTGCTTTACCCACACCGGCTAAAAATGCTTTGTATTTGGTGGCCGATTCACTGCCTTCCATGGTGGCCTGCAGGGTTCCCATGATGGCCATTTGCTCTTCAAGCGGTGCCAAACCTGCCGACGCGCCCAGTGCTGCAAAAGCATCGGACATTTTTTTACCGTCTGTTTTAAAGGCCACCACTGCGCTGGCAGTCATACCTGTGACTCGTTCAATCCAGGCACCCTCACCCATGTTTTTGGCATCGTTTTTAAAAATGCCGTACATAGTGCCCATGTAGTTTGTCACGGTGGCCGCATCTGCTTTGGTGGCTTTTGCCAGTACGTTTGAAGCCATGGTAAAGCGGCTTAAATCAGCGTCATTTAGCCCGCCGATGGCAGACTGAATATCGTAGCTGGACCGCACAAAATCGACTGCTGATGCACCGTATTTCAGCGCGTAGTCGTAAGAGTTTTGAGCCAACATTTTAAGGGCACTGTCACGTACACCTAATGACTCAACTTCACCCAATGCCCTGTCCATTTCAATGGCTGGCATCAGGGCGTTTTGCAGTGCATAGCCACTGGCCACAACACCACCAACACCTGACGCCATTTGCATGGTGCCAGCCTGATAGTTTTCGGCCAATCCATTTAACTGACTGCTGATTTTGGCAATCGGCTTGGTTATCTGGTCAATCAAGCCAACGGTAAACATCAGCGGTGCTGGTAAGCTCATATTTGCCTCTATTTACTTGCCGGCAAAGGCGCGGTTGACGCCGTTGGCGGTGATGGCTTCTAACGATTCAAAATGGTTTTTATGCAACCACAGGGCGCGGGCTATGGACATTTCACTATCGTCCTCGCCTGGCAACCAATGCCGGCGTAGTGCCAGCATTTGTTCCAACTGGTTGTTTTCCAGCGCTGCAACCAGCTCCGTTATTTTTTTACGGCTATTTCCAGTACCGGCGAGAACTCAGCGCCCAGCGCTGACGCAATTTGCACTGCTGCACCTGGGGATTTTTCCAGCAGCGCTTTGAGGTCTTCTTTTTGTTCCGGGTTAATGGTCCGCATCACTAAGTTGTGTGCTGAAGCTGTAATGGATTCACGCCGTGCCGCCGAATCCACAAAAGTGTTGTGGTCTTGTGCTGTCACGTTAAAAGTAAAATCTGTATCGGCGATGGTTAAAACGATTGCTTGTTTCATGCTGCGTCCTTATTTTTTCTGTTACTTAAAAGCTCTTTGAGATTGTCAAAACCATCTTTCATTTGCCGCTCGATGCGGTATCCCAGTTTTTCTACCTCAATTTTTGTTGAGTAGTTTTCGGCAATATGGGTTTGATGCTTGCTTAACTCGTTACTGGTGTTGTGCACAACGCTGTAAAGGTGTGCAATCAGCGGCACTATTACCATCATCGCCACCCCCATTAAGCTCACAACGACCCCTGCCCAGCCTGCTAATTCCATGCTGCATCCTTACTTGTGCTGGCCTGTTGGCGCCTGCGCTGCAGTGCTCATGCTCAACTTTCTTTCGCGCTCGCTGGCGTCTTTGGTTGAGCTCACCCAGTAGTAAACAGCAGCCGATACAAATGGCAGGAAGTTGCCCGACAGGTACACCAGCAAATCGCGGTTCCCTTCCGGAATTGGCATAAAAAACAGCACCGCCATTTGTGCAGCCAGCATCACCAGCAAAAAGATGGTGATTGCGGATGGCATCCAATGGTCTTTATGGGCGATGCGTGCCTGCTGCCTGTCCTGCAGCTCTGTTTTGTACTCTTCGAGTGCTATTTTCTGCAGCTCCAAGTGGCTTTGCCGGATTTGCTCACGCTCAAGCGCGGCCCACTCCTGCAGTTTTAATGCGGCATTCGGGTCGTTGCGAAGTGCTGCGGCCACAGCTGCAGGGCTATTGTCTGTGCCCAGTGCGCCGGCAATCTGGCTGCCGATGCTGACGGCAAGGCCAACAGGGCCACCCAGTAACGGGGCTACTGAACCGGCAATGCTGCCGACTGTGCTTGCGATATCTCTCCAGTTCATGCGATCCCCGCTTTGCAGTATTTTTGTAAATAATTGGCTTCACGCTGACGGCGGGTTATGTACCTGTCGCCAAAGTTTTTCAGTTCCCGGATCATGGCAATAGCATCACCAGCAACTGCCGCACGCCAGAACCTGGGGCAGCGTTTGGCTAAATCGCCATATTGAAACGCCACCGAGGCAATCACCGTTTGCATGGCCGCCGGTAACAGGGCAAAGCCTGTTTCTGCGGCGCTGTCGTAACGCTGCTGCAACTGATTCAGTAGCTGCTGCTTTACCGCTGCATCAATAATCAGTGCTTCACTTTCGGTAATGTTTAATGGGCTGTTGGCCAGCACGGTAACCGCCGTACTGCGTTTATGGCCGCAATAACGCGCCAGCTTGTCTACCAGTTCGCCATGCTCTGGCAGCAGCGCCACTAAATCGCTGTCGCTGCGACAGCCAAGGTCAAAGCCGGTAGCAATGGTCACACCTGAATTTGATTGTTCAGGATCCGGCACATAACCACAGAGCGCAGGTCCGCCTTCTAATGACGAAATAAAACCAAAATCTACTGCTGCCATGGCTATTGCCTTCTCTGTTGCTGAACATACACAGCTGCAGTGCAGTTACGGATAACTGCACTGGCCAGCGTTATTGCTTAATGTTTTCGATTTCTTCCGGGCGCAGGTATGGCACACCGTCGATGTGCACAAAGTCCGGGCTGGTCACGTCGAACGGGATTTTAAACAGGCTGGCTTGACCGCCTTTTTTATCCACATCCAGAATGTCGCTCAGTTTGATGCGGCAGCCGAACGCTTCAACTTTCATTTCGTCTTTGGCGGTTTTGCCATAAAACATAATGTCGAAGGTTTCCATGGCGCGCCATGCACCGGCTTTTTTGGCGGCAGCTGAGATCAAGGCAAACTGGCTGGCGTTTACATTCAGTTCGCCGTTTGCTGATACATCACCGTCCACAAAGCCATCTGGTACACCGCTGGTTTGGCTTACTGCGCTGTTGTCGGTAATCGACAAAGTGGCGGTATCTACATGGATCATGATATCGCCAAGATTTACGTTAAAATTCATGCCTGATAAACGCATTTTATTGCTCCTACACGCTGCTCAATCTGAAGCTGGCTAAAAGTTAAACGCTGCTTAAATCAAGCAGAATGTTCACGGTAATTTCTTTGGGTGAGTTGTACGGACGCACCACCATGTAAATGGTTACTGCCTTGTTTGTGGTCCAGACAATGGTGATATCCCCTTCGCGCGGCGTCTGAATTTCACCAGGGAACTGGGTGCCCAAAATGACGGTGCTTTTGCTCATGTTGCGCAGCGGTTTCATAAAGTAGGATTTGTTCAGCTCGATGCTGGCCGGTGTAGAGTTCAGCGCCCGATCCGCAATACGGCGAATGGCTAAAATGCGCACTTCGCGGCTGGCTTTGTGCACTGGCCGTAAATGCTCGATGTATTGATAGTCGCCGCCTGCAGCGTCCAACGTGGTGCCGTCGCCCCAGTAAATACCGGCTAAATCCGGGTACCACTGCGGTACGCTAAAACGTGCATTGGCTAATGTTTCCAGTGTGGCCAGTGTCAACGGTTTATCGGCACTGTCTACCGGCGAAACACCCAGGCCCATCACTGCGCCTGTTGCAACACGCATTGGGCTGTCGGCAATGCTGACGCCACGGTTACACAAGCGCCCTGCCAGCACACCGGCGTTGTTACCGTGCAGCTGCGGCACCGGTAGAATTAAATGCGCGGCAATACCTGCTTGCAATGCTACTAATGCAGCCTCGTAGGCGGCCCATGTTTGGGTGGCTTCGTTTATACCGGCAACTGCGGCAATACCTGACACAAAACGGCCGTGTGAGGCCTGCAGGCCGAATAAATAATCATGCTTTGCAGTGATTTCAGCAGCTGTGGCGCTGATATCGCAAAACACCACCATTTCAAAGCTTTGTACTTCATTTGCTGCGGTAATAGCGTCAAATACGTCTTCGCCTGCTGCCAGCGGGTACACTGCTGCTGTCCAGTTTTGGCCGGCGTTAAGCTGCGCGGCAATCAGCTGATCACGCAGTGGGCTATCAGCAAAAGTTGCTTCCAAGTCGGTTTGGGCGCCAATACTGAACAGTTGGCTTTCTTCCGCTTCTGCACCCGCCAGACCAACAAATAAGAAGTGCCGTTCAATGGCCGCAATATCACCCTGGCCCTGATTTAAATTGTTTACCTGTACTTTACCTAGTGACATTTTCAGCCCCTCTTATCGTTTATTAATTTGTTCAATGATGCTGACTAACTGCCGCTGTACGTTGTCGGTCGTATCACCAAGGAACGGGCGCGCCGCTACCGGAATGTCCCAGCGCTGTTTTTGTGGTTTGTCGCGCAATTTGCGTAAGATCAGCATGGCCTTACCCTGACTTAAGGTGTCCATGATTTCGCGCAGGCTGGCACGGCGGTAACCTTTGCCTTTTTCCTTTCTGACTTTGTACCCTTCGGCGGATAATGCTTTTGCCTGACCACGGCTACATGGCGCTTTATAATCTGGTTTGCCGTGAATGCGTGCCATTCGGTTCGCGCTCATTGTTTCGCGGCCACCTTCCTGATGCATGGCGGCAACCCGCCCTGTCAGCGGTGATTTATGTTTCAGCTCTAAGCGGTTGGCGTTTTTTACATAAGGCTCTAAGGTTTTACCCAGCCGTTTTAGCATTCTGGTGCTGGTGCCATCTTTGCGCGGTTCAAAGGCGTCACCTTCTACTGTGGTTTGGTTGCGAATACGTTGGCGCGCTAAGTTTCTCTCGTGTCGCCCCAGCGTTTTTAAAATGCGGGTGCGCTTTGCCGCCGGCAGCTTTAACAACTGCAGTTGCATGCTGGCGCTTAATGCCTGTTCTTTGTTTGGCGTGATGATCAGGCTCATTCGTCACCGCCTGGCATTACCTGCACGTCAATTTCTTCTGCCACATAAACCGGCACCATCGCCACGCTGTATCTGCTGCCGTTAAACAGCACAGGGCCGTTTGCATCTGGTATCAGGTCGATGTTATCCAGCAGTTCCACTTCAATGATCACTGTGGCGTTGTCATTGCTGACCACATCAATATCCAGCGTCGGGTCTTCAAGGCCTAATTCATCACGCGGCCAGTTACTATCCAGTAAAAACGCTGCCAGCATGGCAAGCAGGTTGTATGGGGAAACTTTCAGGTGTGGGAAGTTTTCAATGATGATCACTGCTTTGTGCTTCCACTTCGCCACCTGATAGCCGCCAGTGCCTAAATCTTCACTGCTTAAAATAAGGGTGCCGCCCTCTTGCCAGGCATCAATACTGTTGGCTTTTACATAAGGCTTTAAGCTGCCAAGCAAAAACTCGGTCAGTTGCTGCAGTTGGGTTTTTGGCGCGCTCATAGTGAATGCACTCCGGCACGTCCAAGACCAAGCAGCAAGCGCACAGAACGGTTTGATTGCGCCAAAATTGCATCTTGCTGCGCTGTATCTGTGGCTTTGTTGTTACCGGCTTCTTTTTGGTCTACGGCAGAAAAATAACCCAGCAAATCGGCATGCGAACGGGCATACACTGCGCCGCGGTAAATGCTAATTTGCTGTTCACTGAAATCAGGAACTAAGCCAATGCTCAGGGTAAAAGTGACATCCTTGTCTTCGCTGTTGCCCGTAACGTACTTGATCAGTTGCTGCTGTATTTCAGCCACGCTGCGGTTGATGGCGTCGGCTATTACCGCTTCTTCAAAAAATTCCGGAATGCGGCGGTGCTGGCGAAATTCACCGGTTGACAGTTCCGGCCAGCCGCTTGCGGCATCAATAATGATGCTTTCTTGTGCCGGTGACTGAAAACCAAATCCGCTCATGTGCTGCCCTTGCAGTTGAATAGGTTCAGTGCGGTTAACGTCAACGTGATTTTTAACAGTCGCCCGTTAAACACTCGGTTAGCGCACTGGAGGGTTGGAGCCTTTTTAATCCGGCTGGCTATCGCCCTGCCGGTTTAACTCTTCAATTGCCCGCAGTCGCATGGCAATTTTGTTTCTTACCGTTTTTACCTGGGCGTGCTTATGCAAGTCCGCCGCTTTTTCTAAACGCTGATCGGCACGTTTAAGCCGGTCCACATCGCCAATGTGGCTTGGGGCAATGTCGCCGTTTTTAGCCCGGAGTAAGGCAAGGCCTGCAAATTTGTAGAACTTGGCGGTAACTTGCTCTGGGAGTTTCCACTCACCAACCACACGGTTAAACACGGTGCCAAAGTAGGGTTCGATGCTGTGGCCATGTTCGGCTTGCAGCTCTGCCCAATCAAAAACGGTGTCGGCAATAAAACCAGGCCATTTACGGCGGATGCTTCCTGCCATTGGCTGGCCAAGCTCGATTGCAGCAAAGGCAAATTCGAGGGCTCTGCCGAGATTGCCCACGTCGAACAGCCAAACGGTGACATAAGCAAAAATAGGATGATCACTAACAGTTTTTTCATGGCCTTTTTCCTTGCGCTCGTTTAGGTATGCCTCGACGATTGGCAACCACTTTGGCAATAACACGTCTCGTTTATGGGCGATTTTGTCCGCCCGCCGTTCAAATGCTTTTAACCGCTTTAGGTCTGCATCCAGTTCAATCAGCTGTAAATGCAGGCTTGGCGCATACTGCGCGTTACCGGTTAACCTTACTTGTTCGAGCTGTTTTTCTGCGTTGCGGCTTTCCCGCCACGCGAGGATTTTTGCTCCGCCGACGGCTTTTTTAATTCAGCAGTCGCCTCTTTTAAATCAGCAGTTACCTGGCCGATATCTCCAGCGCTGTACGCCAGTTGGTTGGCTGTTTCTTCCAGCCCACCCGCTGCGCTGCTGATTTGCTCGGCTGCATCGTTAACCGTTTCCGCTGCACCTTCGAGGGTGCCGGCGCTAGATTCAATTTCTGTGGCTGCGCGTTCCAGATCCGCTTTTACTGTGTCGTTTTGCGGTTCTTTTTTTTCTTCTTTGTCATCAGCTGCCGCTTGCTCTTCCATTGCTGCTAACTGCTCTTCAGTCAAACCAGCAATGTAAGCGCCTTGCTCAATCAGTTTTTTGGCCAGCTCAATAGCACCATCCACATCACAACCCAGCAATGCGGCCAGTAACGACAACGCTTCATTTTCGGGCGCTGGTGCGGCTTTTTCGGCCGTGGCATATCCGGCGTTGTTGTTTTGCAATGCGCGCTGCGCTTCACGGCGTTTTTTGAAATTGGCAATGGCACTCATGGCGGTTCCTGCTGGTTTTAGCTGTTAAACATTGGTGGTTGAATTGCCAGGCACTGTTACGCGCCTGGCATCGTTACTGCTGCCGGTTAAGGCGCTGGGCCGATGTTTACGGCTGATTCATCCACAGCGCCGTAAGCCAGATATTCGTCCACCGCGTAACCTTCAAAGCGCCAGTACTTGTCTTCCCAGCGTTTGCGGTCTTCCACGTTCTCTGATTTGCGTGACCGGGTGCCTTTTTGGGTGTAGCAGTGCAGGTTTTGCAGCATGGTGACCACGATGCGTTTGCCTGGGAAAAATGGCGGTGTGTAAGCACGCAGGCCACCAATTGATTTGTCCATCATCTGGGCGGCAACGCGCTCAGTTGGCTTGTCAGCCTGATTCATCAGCTTGATTTGTGCAGCGGCAATTAAGTCGCTACCCACCAGCACCACCAGGCGCGGGTCATTGCGGAACTGTTCAGGAATAAGCGTTAATTTAATTTCGGTAACAATGGCATCCAGCGTTTTATATTCGCCGTCGGCCAGCACGCCTGTTGCGTCCGGGTTAAAGTAAATGGCATCGGTCATCACCTGATCCGGTGCTTTTTCTTTTACCAGCTGGTGCCATCCTTTGTTCACGTCCTGGCCTAACGGGTTAGCCACCGGATCCGTAACTGCAGCAGCTGATGTGCCGTTAAAGCCAACACGCAGAATGTCCAGAGCAAAACGCATGGTGGCGTTTTCGCTCATTAACCGCATAAATTCACGTTCTGAACCTGCGTTCGCCCACGCTGCCAGCGTCGCCCATGGCACATAGGCGCATGAGTCTGTTTCTTTTAATTCGTATTCGTTGCCGTCTACGTCCTGGCCTGTGGTGAAACGCCCTGCTGCGCGACCAGTGGCAATGCCGGTATTACCTACACTCACCACCTGACCTTTGATCTGGTCAACGTCCATACAGGTGATCAGTTTTAAAAATTCAACTGAGTCCAGAATGGCGGCACGTAATTTGGTTTCCATCGGGCTGGTAACAGCAAATTGTTTGCTGACGTCTGTGGTGTTGTAGGCCTTTGCTAAGTTGCTGCTGTAAGCTGCAATGCAGGCCAATGCGATAGTGGTTAAATTCATCTGTTTCTCTCGCTGCTAATTTTTACTAAGGTTTAAGTGCTGAGCGTTTTTTAATGTCAGCGATTAAACAACCGTGAATGTTTCACCACCACCCGCTGGGTCTGGCTTTTGGCCTGGCGCTTCTTTGCTCATTTCATTGAACTTGTTTTCCAGCCCTTCAACTTTTGCCACCAGTCCTGTCAGACTGGTATTCAGTTGGTTGAACTGCTCAGCGGTAATGCCTGTGTCGGCTGGTTTTTCAGCTGGCTTGTCTTCAACTTTTTCGGCTGGCTTGTCGGCCGGTTTTTCAGCTTCCGGCGCTTTGCTGAATTTGGTTTCCAGCTCGTTAACTTTCGTTTCAATGCCGCCGACTTTATTCATCAGCGCGTCAAATTGTTCTTTGGTCATCTCTTCTTCCTCGGTGGTGGCTGTTGCCGGATCAGGCATATGGAACTTTTTAATGGCATCGCCAATGGCGGTGCTTATTGCGGCAAACAGGCCCTTTTCCGTGGCCGGATTTTGTTGGTTTTGTTCTTTGATGAAATCGGTGCTTAACAGCTCTTCCAGTTGGCTGACTTCGTGATCAAAGTCACTTTCGCCTACTGAAAATTTAAGCCGGGTGGTGCCGGTAGATGCTGGTGAGTCAGTGACCGCGATACCTTGCAGGTACGCTTTGCCGGTGCCTTTGTAGTCGATATTTGGCTCAATCGACATAAACAGCTTTTGGCCGTCTGCGTTGGCAGCCAGCAGATAATCATTGGCGGTTAATTTGACGTATAAACGCAGTTTGCCGCCTTTGGTGGCCGCTTTAACTTCGTCTACCGTGCCCCAGTTTTTACCGTCGAACGGTGCCCAGGACGAACGGAAATGCTCTGGCCAAATCATTGCGGTGTATTCATCGGTTGAATAGGATTCCGCCATTTGCTGGATCCACTCTTTGGTGATTATGCGGCCGTCGACTGTTGCGCCTTCGGTTGCTGCGATTACCCACCCAGTTTGTTTTCCTGCCATGTGCCTGCTCTTCTAACGGATAAATACCTTTGTGGCCTTAAGCTTAAGGCGTTGTAAATGGTTAATCACGGCGCATTATTCTTGGCGGTTCCGATTTTTGACTTATCAGAATATGCAGGAAAATTAGTTAGTTAACCCAACCTTTGCAGACAATACACTAACTGTATTGTGTCAGTTAACCCGGCAATTTTCCGCATTTATGGCCTACTCTCCCGAAATCCGCGAAGCAGCAAAACGGCTTTATTTAAAGCGCTGGACGCCCGACGAAATCCGCGACGACCTGGGGTTACCAAACAACCGCATTGTTTATTTTTGGGCTGAAAAATACGGCTGGCGCGATTTGCTGCGCGAAGAAGAAGTGGATGAAGCCATAGCGCGTCGCATTGTCCTGCTAACTGACATCCCAGATAAAACCGGCAACCAGATCAAAGAACTGGAAATGCTGATTAACCAGCATGTGCGCCTGAAGAAGCAGCGGATTGATGCTGAACGCAAAACACAGGCTGAAGACTCTGGCCAGCACCAGAGCGACAAGCGCAGCAATACTGGCGGCAACACCCGCAGTGGTGACAGTTCAGAAAAATCTGATACTAATTCCGGCACCAAACGCAAAGGCCGTAAAAAGAAAAATGATGTTAGTGAATTAAGCGCTGAAGATTTTGCCTGCTGGCATGACACGTTGTTTGAATACCAAAAAACGATGCACCAGAACCTGTGCCAGCGTATTCGCAACATTTTAAAAAGCCGGCAGATTGGTGCCACTTACTATTTTGCCGGTGAAGCCTTTGAACAGGCCACACTGACCGGCGAGCCACAGATATTCCTTTCGGCGTCGCGCAGCCAGGCAGAAGTGTTCCGCAGTTACATTATCGCCATTGCCCAGCAGTTCTTTGAAATTGAACTAACCGGCAACCCGATTGTGTTGCACACCGCGCACGGTGATGCTGAACTACGCTTTTTAAGCACCAACAGCAAAACCGCGCAGAGTTACCACGGCCATGTGTACATTGATGAATACTTTTGGATTGGCAAATTTGATGTACTGAACAAACTGGCTTCGGCCATGGCCACGCACAAAAACTGGCGTAAAACCTACTTTTCCACGCCATCGACCAAAGCCCACCCTGCATACCCATTCTGGACCGGCGACCACTGGCGTCAAGGAAAACCAGAACGCGAAGAAATTCAGTTCCCCGGCTTTGATGAACTGCGCGACGGTGGACGCTTGTGCCCAGATAAGCAATGGCGCTACGTGGTTACCATTGAAGACGCTATAGCCGGTGGCTGTGAACTGTTTGACATTGACGAACTGCGCGACGAATACAACGGCGACGACTTTGCCAACCTGTTTATGTGTGTGTTTGTTGACGATGCCGACAGTGTATTTAAGTTTGCAGACCTCGAAAAATGCATGGTTGATTCTGCCCGCTGGCAAGACTACAAACCGGCAGCGCCCCGGCCATTTGGTAACCGCGAAGTGTGGCTGGGTTACGACCCATCCCGCACCCGCGACAACGCCACTTTGGCGGTGATTGCACCAGGTGAAACCAAAGGCGAAAAATTCAGGCTGCTGGAAAAGCACTACTGGCGCGGTTTGAACTTTTCCCACCACGTTGCCGAAATTCAAAAGGTGTATGCAAAGTATCGCGTTACCTACATTGGCGTTGATACCACCGGCATTGGCTCCGGTGTGTTTGACTCTATCAGCACGCTTTACCCACGCGAAGCAACTGCCATTCACTACAGCGTAAGCAGTAAAACACGGCTGGTGCTGAAGATGATTGATGTGATTGAAGGCGGCCGCATTGAGTGGGATGCCTCACACAAAGACGTTGCCATGAGCTGCCTGGCGATTCGGCGCACTGTCACCGACAGCGGTGGCGCCATTACCTTTAAGGCCAGCAGGGACAACGCCACCGGCCACGCCGACATATTTTTTGCCATTGCCCACGCGGTGATTAACGAGCCACTTAACCACGAACATCAAAGGAAATCCTCATGGTCGATACCCAACTAACTGCCCCTGATCAGCAAACCGCTGAAGAGGATAAAAAGCCCGGCACCGTGGTTTTTTCTATGCCTGAAACCGTGATGCCGAAAATGTGGCTGACCGACTACGATTCGCTGTATTACAACCAGCAGGACGACTACTGGGAACCACCGATAGACCGGCATTTGCTGGCGAACCTGCCAAGACGCAACGCCCAACATGGCGGCATTTTACAAAGCCGCGCCAATATGGCCGCAGCACGTTATAAATCTGGTGGCATGAGTGCGCAGGAAATTGGCTCGGCATTTTTAAACCTGATCCAGTTTGGTGATGTTCCACTGCTGAAAATCCGCAACGGCTTTGGCAAAGTGCTGGCGCTGTATCCGCTGCCCAGTTACCGGTCCCGCGTGACCGAAGATGGTGGTTGTGCTGTGCTGGAACGTGACCGCCAAATTAAGCGATACAAACCCAAAGACATTATCTGGTGCCGTATTTACGACACAGTGCAGCAAATTTATGGCTGCCCTGATTACCTGGGCGGTTTGCAGTCGGCCATGCTCAGCGAAGATGCAACGATGTTCCGGCGCAAGTACTACATTAACGGCGCCCACATGGGCTTTATTCTGTATGCCACTGATCCCAACCTGGACCCGGCAGTGGAAAAAGAGCTGAAACAAAAAATTCAGGACTCAAAAGGCGTTGGCAATTTTAATTCTCTGTTTGTAAACATCCCGAACGGCAAAGAAAAAGGCATTCAAATTATTCCGGTGGGTAACTTTGAAAGTAAGGACGAATTTAGCCAGGTGAAGTCTGTCAGTGCGCAGGATGTGTTTAATGCTCACCGGTTCCCTGCTGGCCTTGGCGGTATGATCCCCACCAACACAGCTGGCCTTGGCGACCCGACCAAATACAACGAAGTGTATTTTGAAAGTGAAACCAAACCGCTGATTAATATTCTGGTTGACGCCGTGGCGCGTGACCCTGAAGTACCTGCTAATTTGCGACTGGTGTTTGATATGCAGCCAAAGGCAGCGCCGGCGGTTTGATTTTCGCCCACAAAAAAGCCGCTTGGTGCGGCTTTTCGCTACGGGTTTAAGCAGATTCCAGTTCGTGCCTGGCGGCAGTTGCAATAAAATGGCTTCTGTCGCGGTAACGGTCTGGCTTGGCTTTTACTTTGTTGTCAATGCGGCTGATTAAGGTATCCGGAATACTGATGTTGATCCGCTTTGGTTTGCCTTCAAACGCAGACACATCGACATATAACACCAGCCAGGCGTCACAATAGGCGTAATCTTCCATCCCTTTGTATTTTAAAAATCCGGCATCCTTCAGATCACTGAAGTTAAAGCCTTCTTCCTGCATTGTTTCTAAAATCATCTGAATGGCTTCTGTTGCCATTGGTGCAATGTCGTTTTCAGTATCTGCGGCGCTAAAACAGCTGTACTGCTCAACACACAGAGCTGGCACGACTAAACCATAGGCAACTGAATCATCTTTTGGCGTTTCAATACCCACTGAAAAATACATAACTCACCTCGTTAAATGCAGCGGGCTAAATGCCCGCTGACTTTTTAATCGACTTAACAGTACCGACTGGTAAAGAAGCTTTCGGGTGTGGCACTGGAAATGTCTTTCCGGTGATTGGGGAGAACCATATTTCGTGGCTTCCCTTTCCCTGCCGCTTCAGATAACAACCTGCAGCTATTAACTCTTTTATCAGGTCAGATGATTTCATATGTTCCCCCTAACCTGAATTTATTATACACACGCATACACACCATACAAGGTTTTTTGTTAGCATTTGCTAAATTTTTTCAGTTAATCGGCCGGTCTAAATCGCATTCAAATCTATGGGCTTTCGGTCGTATTTTGATGATGTGGGTGGATAAACCGTACCGTCAGCACTGATACAGGCGCCAGCTGTTACCCATCGGCTTATCTGCCCCTGCTGGACATTCAACAGCTCGGCTGCTTTCGTTTGGCCGCCGACTGACTTCACCCAGTCGGCGAATGAATACAGGGAATACGTTTTCATATTAAATTCACCAAATAACACATATTTGTATTATTTCTTGTTTCTGAGCCATTTAAAACGCCAGCTCCTGCTGCAACTTTTTGCGTTGCTCTGGTGACAGCGCCCTGGCCAGCGCCGCGACAACTTCAGTGGCCGTCTTCGCAGACGGGCTGATGGTGTGTGAAAACGATACGTTGGTGACGAAGGTGTGGCCGCACTCCGGATCCGTGCACGAACAGTACAGGTTTGTCACTGCTACGCTGAGCCGGTCAGTTTTCCCGATCACCGCTTTTTTCCCGCACACTGTGCACAATATCCGCATGAGTACCTCTCTTAATCAACGGCTGGCTAACATCACCGCAATAATGGCTTTCACTTCACTTGATAGCTTGTTGTTTGGCCTGTTGGTGTCAGCACCTGGTGCCACCAAATCAGGCTTTATTTTCCGGCGGCGCACTACAAAATTCACCCTTTGGCTTGGGTGCGGCGGTTCTGGCACTTGTTGCAGACTGCCGTAGCGCATTTTCCAGCGCTGGCCGTCGATGTTGACCGTATAGCCCCGCTTCAACAGGGCTATTGCTTCCGGCCCAATCCCGTGAAGATTGGATTTTGGCGGCAGGCTTGGCGTTTGGTCATGATTTCCGGCCTCATGAGACCCCGTACAGTTAACGCCACTAGTCCAAGATTGTCTGGCTGCGCCAGACTTAAGAGCGTTACGCCGCATTTCCCATTTGTGCGGACGGGTTAGCGCGAAGCCTTTTCCGGCTTCAATGCCGGTTATTCGTTTTACTGCCTCGCCATATTCATTGCCGTATGGCGTGACCTCGTATTTTATTTCCGTGGTCATGGTTCGCAGCGCTCTGATGAAATTTACAAAGTCGTTGCTATCTGCCGCGAAGCGCAATTGTTCCAACTCTTTTTGATGCTCTTCGGTAAAAGCTTCGCGCACCCGGCGGATTTCACGGTATGACGTAATTGGATCACAACCTTGGAATTGAAATTGGCGGATGTTCCAGACACTGGCCCACGTTTTAACATTCATCACGCCATCGCCAAGCGTTTTGCCGGTTTCGCTGTCAATCAGATCGGCAACCTCAAAACCGTTGATGTTTTTAGAAATGTATTTGGCAATGTAAGCAGCTGCGCTGCCTTTGCTTGGGTCGATGTATTCAGCATCAAACCGCGGCTGAAATGGGTAGTGGAATTTGCGCGGCGCCGCTACTTTCTTACCTTGTGATTTTTCGTAACCCCATAACTGGCGTGCTTTACGGTAAGCCTTTCGCAGTGATTTACGCTTTTTAAAACGCGCCATTAATTCGCCAATTTCTTCATGGCAAAAATACCAGCGGATGCAGCGGCAAATGGCTTTTAAATCTTTCGCTGGTGCGAACAGCATCATGTGCCAGTGTGGCGTGCCGTCCTGGTGTGGCTCTGATACCCGTACACCAAAATACTTGGCATCCATCCGTTTCAGCTTTGCCCTTGCCTTCGCCCATGTATCCACCATGTAAGCGTTGGTTTCTTTTGGGCTGCTGCCATTCCAGTTGGCACTGTTTGCGTGAAACTTTGACGGCGCAGTAACGGTAATAAACACCGCTGCAAAGCCGATTTCTTCCGCGTACTCTTCAATGCCGCGAATTCGTTTCATCAGCTCAGCCCGGGCGTTTTCTGGGTTTGCGGTACTGGCTTCAATGGCGTTGATCAGCGCTAATTCGTCGCCGCACTCATTAATCAGGGTTAACGATTCTGCCCAGCGGCGCTGCGCTGCTTTGTCACGGACAAATTCCGCAACGGCGCGTTTGCTGGCATAGGCGCTAACGCCTTTACCCACATTGCCCTGAATAATTTCTAAAATTTCCAAATGCTGCTGGCGCAGCCTGAGCAACTTTCGGCGCCACCACTTGGGGCACTGCAAACGCAGCAAAGCGCACTCTTTGGCTAATGTGTCTGTTTCCATGCCCCACAGTGGCGGCGTTACGTGCGGCAGCCGGTTTAAACTCTGGTTGCAAACAATGTCGTAAACCGCGTGCACTCTGGTTTCGTGGTCTTCATCACCGGTTAAACCTTCTGCTGCGGTAATCATGTCCTGAAAACATTGCAGGGCTAAATCGTCGGCCAGTTGCTTGGTGCGGTCTTTTTGGTTAATAACCTTTGCCGGAATTTTAAACTGCTGCAAATAGTTCAGTTTGCGCCCGTACTGCTGGCGCTTTTTACTGGCTGCTTTGCGAAATGCCGTGTTGTTTTCTTTGGTTGGGTTGTCTTTGGCGGCCTGCGCTAATGACCACAAACTGGCTGCCATTGGTTTTGGCAGGCCGCGCAGCATCTTGGTTACAAAGCGGTTTTGGTCACGGTTCAGGGCTGGATTTAAATACATGGACAGATCACCGACTTAATCAAACTACCTAATACAAAAACAGAAATACTGGCGCAAACGCATAAAACCACGACAGTGATCAAAGCTCTGGTCAGTTTCAGACCCGGGCATCGACCAGTGGCGTGGCCCCTGTTCATTGCGGAATATCCTCGTCGTACTGCTCTTGGCTTGCCGCCGTTAACTGCGTTGCCGGTGTGCTTACCTCCCAGTAAAAATCTGGGTACTTTCCCTGCAACACAAAGCCGGTTCCGGCTGGCGCTTCTGGGAAATGTGGTATTTTTTCCACACAGGTTTCGCAATAACTGCGGTAACCGCCGATGTTGTCCTCAGCTAAAAACACGCCGCAGCCTGGGCAGCTGATATCTGAATCAATCATGCTGCAACTCCGGCCATTTCTTTGCACAGTTCTGGTAAATTCGCCCTCACCAATGCTTCTGCCAGTGGCGGCGGTACAGAGTTCCCACACCTGCCGACCTGAGCGGTTTTTGTCATTTTTTTGCCGTAAGCATCACGGTCAATGATGTAATCTTCTGGAAAACCTTGAGCTTTGAACAGCTCGTGTGGCTGCAACATTCTCATGCCGATATCGATAATCACATGGTCAATGCCGTTAACGGTGACCAGGCCAAAACGGTCCCTGCCAGTGATGGTGTGCAGTGGGTCTTGCAGTTCACAGCCGTCCTGATCGTTGCCGTAATACTTCAGCAGGAATGCTCGAACCTCACCCACATGGTTGCCACCTGCTGTAATTGTTGGCATTGGCTCAGTAACCGGTTGGCCATCACGGCAAGTACCACGAAGTTTCACCAGGTGACTGGTAACAAGTGCATTGTGATCAACTGACGTAACTGTGGGCAGTGGATCCGTAACATCAGCTCCGGCTCCGCTATAATTTCCGCCGTAGTGTTTTGCCAGAAATGCCGCTACCAGTTGAGACTTACCTCCACCACCTGCGGTGATAGTCGCGCTTGGCTCGTCAACACCATGGCCAACAGAGCGCCCAAACTGGCGAGCGATTACCGGCGCCACAACAGCAAAATGACCACCTTTCACCTGAGCGCAGATGGTACGCAGAGGTTCATCCGCTGGCATGTTGCGTTGATTACTGGCGTTGGCGTGCTCTGTGATGAATGGAGTGAACTGCCCTTCTACAATGAACGGTTTTTCTGCCTCAATGACATAACGCACCAGGCCTTTTGCTATCCGCTTCATGGTGGCATCAGCCAGCGGCTTTTTGCGGCCGAAAATGCTTGGGCATGGAATAGACCAGTCAATGCATTCCGCAGCTGTGCGGTATGGTTTCAACAGGCCGGCTTTGACCTCTTTGCTATCCGGCTTTCCGTGTGTTGGTGCTGGCCAAACAATCGGCCGGCCGTCACAACGCGCAACCATAAATAGACGCTTGCGGATAGTCGGCGCGCCATAGTCACAGGCCCGCAGTTCCCGCCATTCTACTTTGTAGCCCAGCCCTTTAATCAGCGGCGCCGGGTCTGTAATGCCCAGCACTTCGCAGCACTCGGCCAAAGCAGGGTGATCTGCGGCAATGCCGGTGCTCAGGATTGCCACGAATGCTTTGAAGGTTTCGCCTTTGCGGTCAGGACATGGAAAGTGATTTCCTTCTTCATCTGCAACCAGAGGCCCCCACGTTTGGTACTCTTCGACGTTTTCCAACATCAGCGCTTTCGGTTTGGTCATTAATACCCAGCGCACAGCAATCCAGCCAAGGCCACGGATAAACTTGCTTACCGGCTTTGCGCCTTTGGCTTTGCTAAAATGAGTGCAGTCCGGTGACAGCCAACAAAGGTCAACTGCCCGTCCAGCTGTGGCTTGCAATGGGTCCACGTCAAACACTGATTCGCAATAGTGAAAGGTGTCCGGGTGATTGGCTTTATGCATGGCAATTGCGCTTGGGTCATGGTTGATGGCTATATCAACTGATCTGCCAATTGCCATTTCAATACCAGTGGATGCGCCGCCACCGCCGGCGAAATTATCAATTATCAAGCCTCTCATACTGCACCGCCTTGCACTTCAGCAAATTCACGCGACCAAAAGCCGACTTCCAATACCTGGGCTTTCTTCTTCCGCTCGGCCAGTTCGGCCAGTGTTTTTTGCAGCTTTTTGCCGTCGTGGTGGCGGCAAAATCTTGTGGCACCGGCAAGGCACCAAGCGGTGTGAACTCGGCCATTTTCAATGCCGATAAAATAGCGGTCTTTTATTTTGATAACGTGGCCGGCCACATTAAGTGCGCCTGGATACATTTCCTCTAAAACAGCATCACCGCGCTGAATAACAATGTCGTTGGCCGTAATGTTCTGGGCTTCAAACTGGGCGCGTGGCCAATGCAAAGCAACATCTGGCCACCTGATCATTTCGATAAAATCACCAGGGAATACCTGATAGGCTAAAAACTCAATGTTCCGAATAAACTTTACGGAACCCTTGTCCGTTTTTAAAACGCCAAATCTTTCGTCGTCACAATCAATTATCTGATCAGACTCTTTTACCTCGTAGGCCATACGGGTTTTGTGCTTTGGCGTATACGGCTTAAAAGTGCTTAAAAATTCGTTTACCTGATCACAAGTTCTCATGCTGCACCGCCACATTTTTTAGCCAGTGCCTGATAGATATGGCTTACATAAGTAGCCTGATGTTTTGCATCGGCTAAAGCGTTGTGTGCAGTGCCAACAAATGGAAAGGCGTATTTCGGGTCTATTTGAAGTAACTCACGCCCCAGCGCAACGATGGTTCTTACATCGCGCTCATTGGCGTAACGCCATGGCAAACAAATGGCACAGCGCCGGTAGGCGTTGTCTACAATTGCGCAGTCGAAACTTGAGCCATTACCCCAAATTTCAACGTGTTTGGTGGCTGTGGTGTTTTCTTTAATCCACAGGTAGAAATCGTTCAGCGCTAAAGCAATATGCGTTGCATTAGGGCAATTCAGCACGGCGCGTGCTTCTTCGCTTTGTTCGCTCCACCATTTCAGCGTGCTTGCATCAACTTCAAGGCCAATGGTTTCACAGCTATCCTGCCGAATGGTTTTATAAAATTCGTTACCCAGCTCACCTGTTGCCGGGTTAAAAAACACAGCACCAATGCTGATGATTGCGGCGTTTTTGCTGGTACCCAGCGTTTCAATATCAAGCATTACATTGTTCATACCAGCGCCCCTTCTGCAGCAACATCAGCAACCATATTCAGCAAAACTATTTGTTCATCGGCGGCAATGCCGGTTACATACCAGTCATCTACCGCGTGGTATTCCACAAAAAATACTGAGTCGTCCGGTTCGTCTATTACGCAATCTGCTGGGTCAACAATAACGCCGTAAACCAGATCAACAGAGCCGTCACCCAGCACGCAACTGGTGGCAACACACTGGCAACCGCGCAGCTGTTCCATAGTGAATTGTTCAATGGCCTGACGGCCGGTAATTGGTAAACCTGAAATCATGCTGGCAGTCTCCGTCCTTGTTGGTTTCTTACAAATCGCTCGATACGTGCGTTGCCAATTCTGAGCGCCACTTCCTTCGCCCTCGGGCTGGCGTAATGCAGCATGCACATTGGCTTTTGCGCGGCTCTGATCCACTCCTTCTGATATTCCTTTGGCATGACGCTCGCTTGGATCAGCAGCAGTTCTTGTGTCCACAGCAGCGCAATAGCTGCATAGTTTTGGTTTGTTGTTGTCAT